TCGATCTCCTGCTGACCGCCGCCGGCTACTGGCTGATCGACGGCGACCGGCTGCAGCGGCTGGATCCCAACCCGATCAAGGTTGTGGCCACTGCCGACGGCATTCAGCGCTTCGAGCAGTGGGTGGACGGCCGGCTGGTCAACAGGTTCGCCCGCGAAGAGGTCGTCTACTTCCACGAGTACAACCCGGACGGCGACCTGCTGCCGGGGATCCCGGTCATGGAGGTCATCAAGCACTCGGTGGCGGTCGAATACGAGTCCGGGCTGTACGTCGAGGCCTTCTTCAAGAACGACGCCACCCCCTCGATCCTGCTCTCGACCGATCAGACCATCCAAGACCCGGAGATGAACAAGGTTCTGGCCTGGTGGAACAAGACCTTCCGCGGCAGCCGCCAGGCTCACAAGGTGGGCTTCGCCGACAAGGGTCTGCAGGCTAAGATCCTATCTTCGCCCCTGCGCGAGCTGGCCCTGGTCGAGATCCGGGACCAGGCCCGGCGTGACATCTGTGCCGCCATGCGGGTGCCGTTCCTCCTGGTCGGGGCCATCGAAGACAGCTCCTGGGCCAATGCCAAAGTGGCCAGGCGCTTCCTGCTGGAAGACACCATCATCCCGCGCAGCCAATACTACGCGGGGGTCATCAATGCCGACCTGGTGCGGCGGATCGACCCCAGTGTCCGCTTCGAGTTCGTCCCGGGCGACCTGCAGATCCTGCAGGAGGACAGCAACGACAAGTGGACCCGTCTCGACAGCGCGGTCGAGCGCGGGGCGATCTCTCTCCCGTTCGCCCGCCAGCAGATGGGATGGCCCGAGACGGCCGCACCCGCCAAGCTGCCGGAGCTTGACCAGGTCGATCTGCGGGCCTGGCGGCGAAAGGCCCAGAACGCCTTGAAAGCCGGGCGCTCGGCCGATGTGGAGTTCCAGACCGGCCATGTAGACCACGTCCTACAGCAGTCCATCCGTGCCCGCCTGGCTGGGGCAAAGACCCCGGCCCAGGTCGAGGAAGCGTTCAATGGCCGACATTGAGGTCATCGTTGATGAGCGGGCCCTGGACGCCGAGCTGGAAGCCATCAAGGAGCTGGGGCCAAAGTTCGCCATCAAGCCCGAGCTGCCGCCCCTCGGCAAGATCACCATCGAGCGGGCCAGGCCTTACCCGCCCGAGGGCCTGGTGCTGCTCTCCAGCCAGCAGCTGCGCCAACGCCGGGCCGGGGCCCGGGCACTTGGCGGCGGGCTATTTGGGTCTATACTTGCAGGGTCGATCTCCGGGGTGGACACCAGCCGGGGCGCAGCGCAGTACCGACGCACCGGGCACTTCGGGCAGATGTGGCAGGAGTCACTCCAGGGAGATCTGACCGAGAAGGTCGAGAACGTGGCCCGCTACGCCGGCTGGGTGATGGGGCCAAAGCAGCCCTACACCTGGCGCTATGGATGGCGGCGGCTGCGAGAGATCGGGCTGGAGATCCTGCAGGAAGTCTTCCCGGAGATCGAGAAGAAGATCCTGCGGAAGTGGCTGAGGAAGAAATGACCGACCAACGCATGCGGTTTGCGGATGCCGGAGCGGTCCGGGCAGTCGTCGAGGGAAGTAGCCGGCGGCTGGAAGTCCTGGCCGCACCCTTCGGCGGGCCCGATCGGGTGGACCGGCTGGGCCAATGGTTCACGCCGCAGACCGACTTCATGATCGAGGTCGGCGACCGGCGGCCCACGCTCTACCTGCATGGGCACAGCCCGCAGAAGCGGGCCATGCGTCGGCCGGTTCCGATGGGCGTAGCGACCGCCAGCCGCATCGACCAGGACGGTCTCTGGATGGTCACCGAGCTGGACGACAGCCCGCTGGCTATGCGGACCTGGGAGGCAGCCCTGGAAGGACGGGCCCGGGCCTCCACCGGATCGGTCAACTACCTGGTGCGGCCGCAGGATCAGACCGACGGCAAGCCCACCCCTGGGCCTGTGGAAGTGTGGCCCATTGCAGAGCTATCGATCTTCGACGCCGGCGAGAAGCGTGTGCCGGTCTCTGATGATGCAATTGTCCTGCCCTTACGGGCACTGTTTCAAGAGCTGGACCTGGACCTGCCGGCAGCGTTCGAGGCCGGAGAGGATAAGGACGACCAGGCGGAGAAGGACCGGCTCCCCATCCGAAGCACAGGAGGTTTCAAGATGGACCCAGAAACGCAGCAAGCTATCGACGCGGCCGTGGCGGCCAGCCTCAAGGCAAGCGCCGACGCCGCAGCCGTCAAGGAGACCGAGCGCGCAGCCATGCGGGCCGAGATCCTCAAGGGCCTGGGAGTGGAGCTGGACGACAAGGGCCAGCCGAAGCACCGGGCCATCTTCAACGTCAACAGGGGCACGTCCAAGGTTCGCATGGATCCCGCCGCCGAGAAGCGGGGGGCCACCATCGAGCAGCTGGAAGAGAACCACGCCTTCTTCCGGGCCCTGCTGCAGGACGCCAAGATCGTGGCGCAGGGCGGTGTGCCGCGCTCTCCGTTCGTGGTGTCCGGGGACGCACGCCGAACCCTGGAAGAGACCGAAGCCGCCGAGCTGCAGTCGATGGTTCCCACCGACGTGGCGAACCAGATCCACGCCCTGCTGGGGAAGTACAGCCTCGTTCGCAAGTCCGGGATGCGGGTTGCCCAGACCGACAAGCTGATCTTCTCCATCCCGGCCGAGACCACGGCCGTGACCGAGGCCGCAACCATCGCCGAGGAAGGCGCCTACACCACGCTGGAAGGTGCGTTCGGTGCCAAGACGGCCACCATGCTGAAGAAGGGTGGCTGGCTCAAGGCGACCGAGGAGGGCCTGGAGGATCAGGACCTCTTCCAGCAGTGGTTGCCTGCCGCAGCCGCCCGGTCGATGGCCCTGGCAGAGAACACCGTCCTGGAGGCCCTGCTGGCCACCATCGACGGCGTCGAGATCGCGGTGGCTCACACCCCGACCGATGCGGAGATCGTCGCCGGCTACTACGCGCTGGCGCAGGAATACCGCGACGGCGCGGTGTTCATCATGAACGATCTCACCCTGGCCTACCTGCGCTCGATGCTGGTGGCCACCCCGCGGGCCTATGGCGAGTTCGGCTTCCAACCGATGAGCATGGGCGAGCTGGGGGAGACCTTCCTCAACAAGCGGGTCTTCACCAATGCCAACTGGGATCCGGTGACGACCGCTGCCGACGATGTCAAGATCATCGACTTCGTCAACCTGGATGAGTGTCTGTGGTGGGTCGAGCGGCGCGGGATCTCGATCTTTGTGGATCCCTACACCGAGCGGGCCTCCGCCGGCACGATCCAGTTCCTGATCTCCGCCCGGTTCAACGGCGCAATCGTCAACAGCGCCGCGCTGAGCGGAGTGGACGATCACGCGTAAGATCTAGCTGGGAGTGGGCCCTGGCTTGCGCCGGGCCCACTCCCCGGAGCTATCATGGATTACACGACACTGGCAGCTCTCAAGAGCTTCGGGAACTTCGACACTTCCCACGACGATGAGCTTCTGGCCGCGCTGATCTCTGCCGCCAGCCGGATGATCGACAACCACACCGGCCGGAAGTTTGGGGCCGAGGCCGAGACCAGCCACACCTTCACCGCCAGCCGGCACTGGGACCCGTTCGATGGCGATACCCTGCTGCTGGATGAGGATCTGGCTGACGAGGCCTCCTTCATCACCGGCAGCCCAACCGTGACCTACCTGTCCTCCGAGCCGCCCTACTGGGGCATCGTGCTCTCGACCGGGACCTGGACCGATCCGACCGTTGTCACGGGTTACTGGGCCTATAGTCGCCAGGCACCGCCTGATGTGGAGCTGGCCTGCCTGCGTCTTGCCAAGTGGGGCCATGAGCTGAAAAACACGACCCGCGGGGATGCGGTTGTGGTCACCACCCAGGGGGCGGTTCTCTTGCCGGCCGCCCTGCCGGCGGACGTGGTCGCCATGCTGGCACCCTACCGCCGGGTCAAGATGGCGCTGCCCCGATGAGCGCCCTGGCTGAGATCTACACCGCACTCTCTGACATTGCGATCGGCGGGGTGAAGTGCCGCAACCTCCCGAAGGTCAAGCTGGTGGTGAACGATTCCGACCTGCCCCTGCGTCTGTTAGTCCCCTCGACCGGGGGCGAGATGGAGTACGTCGGCATCGGGACCCTGGGCTCGATCGAGTGGTCGATCCGGGACGTGTGCCTGTGGGCGCCCCTGACCGGGGGCGGGATCCAGCAGGTCGCCGAGCCCATGATGGACTACATCAAGGCGTACCTGACGGCCGTGAAGAGCCTGCGCAACCCATCCTCGCAGTCGGTCATCACCCGCATTGGGGTCCAGTTGGGGCCGCTGCTGTGGGGCGAGGTTGATTACTGGGCCATCGATTGCAATCTGAACGTGGAGGAGATCCTATGACCGTCCGTGTATTTGAAGCTTCGCCCACGCTTCAGATCATTGGGGCCTACACCGCTGGCGACGCGGTCGGAGGCTTGCTGACCTTCGAGAATGTCTGCTCGGCCTTCGAACCATCCGCCCGGATCGTTGGCGCTCTCTTGATCGATGATGCTGCCCAGGCTGCCGTGCTGGATCTGATGCTCTTCGATCGGAGCTTCACCGCCACCGCCGACGCCGACGAGTGGGATCCCTCCGACGCCGACCTGGAGAATTGCATCGGCGCGGTCCATTTCGCCGCGGCGGACTATATCGCCGGCAAGGATTCCAGCGTCGCTTACCTGGTTCTGGACCGCCCGCTGGTCCTGCTGGATGGCGGCACCAACCTGTACGCCCAGCTGAAGACCGAAGGGACGCCGACCTACATCACGGCCGGCGATCTCACGCTCAAGCTTTTCATCGAGGTGTGACAATGACCATGAGAGTGCTCTCCGCAACGCCGCTGCTGCAGATCATCGGGGCCTATACGGCCAACGACTGCGTCGGGGCCCTGCTGACCTTCACCCTCAGCGGATCCAGCCTGCCCAACAAGGGCGCACGGATCCGCCGGTTGACACTGATCGACGCCGATAAGGAGGCGGCCGAGTTCTGGTTGTACCTGTTCAATGCCAGCCCGGCCGCTGCAGCGCGCACCGATGCCGATGCCTTTGCGCCGGTCGCGGCCGATTACGCCAAACTGATCGGCAGCATCCATATCGCAGCTGCCGAATATGTGGCTGGCCCCAGCGACTCGGTGGTCCTGCAGGAGAAGGATTTTCCGGTTGTGGTCGCCGGCGCCGCGCTCTATGGGGTGCTGGTATGTGTCGGCACACCCACGTACACCGCGGCCGATGACCTGCTGCTCAAGCTTCTGATCGAGGACTGACATGACCTATATCCCATCGCTCCACAAATTCCAGATCG